AAGAAGAAGGAAACAAAGAGGAAAGTATTTTTTGTATTTGGTGGAACCGAAGGAGAAACCAGAGAGCAGATTCGTGCTATAACAGAAAAAGAAGCAAGAAAAAGAGAGGTTATATTGTTTCATTTTGGAAATAATGTAATTGAGTGTAACCCCGACGAAAATGTTGTTTTATCCAATAAAACAACAAAACTAGCTAAAGACATCACTGAAAATGATGACATTGAGGAAAATTGGATTATAAATAAAAATAGTCAAAGTTTTCCACCGGAATAAACATGAAAAAATATGTCATCTACAAAATAATAAATAAAGTAAATAAAAAATATTATATCGGTAAGCATGTGACTGAGGATATAAATGATGACTATTTTGGATCTGGTAAATTGATTCAGAAAGCTATTAAAAAATACGGAAAAAATAAATTTATAAAAAAAATATTATTCGTTTTTGATAATGAAAAAGACATGATTGAAAAAGAAGTTGAATTGTTATCTGAAAGAAATATATATCCCACAAACAAAAAATCTTATAATTTAAATTTGGGTGGTGATGGTAGTTTTGAATATATTAATAAAAATAATTTATCAAATACAGAAATATTAAAAAAACAAAAATCTGAAAAAATGAAAAAATATTGGACTGAAGAGAGAAAACTAAAAAAATCTCTTGATATGAAGAGATATAATGAAGAAAATGGGACCGAACGATATAGTGTTGGTTTAAAAAAACGATATGAAAACATGACTAAATTTGAGTGGGAATCTTTTGTGGAATCAACTTCTTTAGCAAATAAAAATATAAAAAAGAGAAAAGATGCTTCGGTAAAAATAAAAAAAAATGGAAAGATCCAAATTTTCGTGAAAAAATGAAAAAAAGAAAAACTAGAGGTAGTGATGGGAGTGCTTTGAAAAAACTTTGGGAAGATCCAAATTTTCGTGAAAAAATGTTGTCGTCTAGGGAAAAAAAATGAAGCCAAATAAAATTACTAAAGAGATGAAAGGAGGCGAAGGTAGTATTATAGTTGCTTCCTTCGGAAACATTCAGTACAGGAATCAACATCAAGAGTTTGCAGAACATCATATTTGCTTCACCATCAAAAAGTAGAATTCGTGTTCTTCAGAGTATTGGAAGACAGCTCAGAAAAAGTGAGGGAAAGAAGATAGCAACACTCTTTGACATTGCAGATGACCTTTCGTGGAAAAGTCGCAAGAACTACACTTTGAAGCATATGGTTGAGAGAGTAAAGATATACAACGAAGAAAAATTTGACTACGATATAACTAGAATAACTATGGAAGGGGAAGAAGCATGAGTAAAAGACCCAGACATAGAGTTTTGAAACTCAGAGACGGATCCGACATAATAGGAAGAGTCATAAAAGTTGATTCCGAAGGAATTGTTGTTGATAGACCGATGATGTATTCAATAGTTCCTGTTACTGAGAATGGTAAGATAAAGTATTTCAGTATTTCCTTCCGAAAGTGGTTTGAATTTGCCAAGACGCAAAGATACTACTTTCCGAAGGAATTTATCATAGCCCATTCAGAACCGGAAAAGGAACTAATACGAGATTATGTTCAAGCAAAGAAGTCCAACGATTTCATTGACGAAGCTCTATCGGAAATTGACGAAGAAGACTTGCAAGGTGTGAACATAGAGGATATACTTGAACAACTGAAAGAAGTAGCACCAGACATGGAAGATGCTGACATAGGATTCTTCGGAGATTCTGGAAACACTGCTTCGGAGAAAAGTTCAAGAAAACAGAACAATGATGACGATGATGATATATGGAGAGGGATACCAAGATTTCAATGAGGGAATAAAACATGGCAAAACGCAAACCTGAAAACTACATAGACAATAAAGAATTTCTGAAAGCAATGATAGAGCATAAAAAGCTCATAAAGAAAGCCAAGAAGGAAGACAAACCAATTCCAGGCGTAAGTAACTACATAGGTAAATGCTTTCTGGACATTGCAACCAATCTGGCAAGAAAGCCAAACTTCGTCAACTACATATTCAAGGAAGACATGATAAGTGATGGTGTTGAGAATTGCTTGATGTATGTTGACAACTTTGACCCCAAGAAATCTCAAAACCCCTTTGCATTCTTCACGCAAATCATCTTCTATTCTTTTCTACGGCGAATACAGAAAGAGAAGAAGTATCTTTATACCAAGATGGCATATTTTCGTGAAATGGATTATCGCAAGGAATTCAAGAACTGGGCAGTCAAGAACGATATGGTTGATTCCGATTCAAACGACCCATATCTTGCGTTTTTCAATTTGAACGAAAAGGACTTGGAGAACTTCACGAAGAAGACCACCAAGAAGAAGACAACAAAGAAGACAAGTAAAAAAAAAGTAGTCGCCGTGGAAAAGAATAACTTGGGAAATTATTTGGAATGAAAGTAGCTATAATAGGGGATACTCATTTCGGCGCCAGAAACGACGCAGAGTTATTTCTGAATCACTTTCTGACATTCTTTGAGGAACAGTTTTTTCCATACCTCAAAGAGAACAACATTGATACTGTGATTCATTTGGGAGATTTCTTTGACCGTCGCAAGTATGTGAATGTGAACACATTGAATCAAGTTCGCAAGAGGTTTTTGAGCAAACTGGAGGGAATCAAGTTTCATTGCATTCTCGGTAATCACGACACATATTACAGAAGCACCAATGAAGTCAATTCATTAAAAGAAATTTTGGGAGAACGGTATTCGTCATTCATTCTACACGAAGAACCTGTTACAATGGATTTGGCGGGGTTGAGCATTGCGTTGGTTCCTTGGTTGAACAAGAGAAACGCAAAGGATTTTCTGTCTTTCATCAAGAAATGCCGTGCCAAGATTCTAATGGGACACTTTGAAATCAATGGGTGTGAAGTGATTCCTGGCTTGAAATTCCGAGATGGTTTGGAACCCAAATTGTTTTCAAGATTTGATGCTGTATACAGTGGTCATTTCCACGCAAAGCAATCCAAGGGAAACATACACTATTTTGGAACTCCATATCAAATCACGTTTTCCGATGCGAACATGAAGAAGGGGTTTCATGTTCTTGATACTGAAACTGGAGAGTTTGAGTTTGTGGAGAACAAAAACAAGATGTTCCATGTCTTTGTATATGATGAAAACGAGGAATTGAACAAGGAAGATTTCAGGAACAAATATGTAAAGATTCTTGTTGACAGAAGAGAAGGAAGAAGTAACAATGGAGTTGACTTGTTGATTGACGAGTTGAATTCTCTTCCTGTAGCAAATCTCACTGTTGTTGAATTGGATGATGAAAATTCAACAGAAGAAGAAAAGATTGATTTACAGAAAGACACTTTGACCATAATCTCAGAAGAGATTGATCGCATGGGTATAAATAGTCCAGAGAAGCTTAAGAAGATTATCAATGAACTTTATGTTGAGTCGTTGAATATTTGAAAGGAAATGAAAATGAGCAATATCAAACTAATTCGCACGCAGAGCAACGAAGAAATCATCGCAGAAGTGGTTGAGGAAACAGAACAGGGAATCTCGTTCAAGAATCCTTGTGTTCTTGGTCCAACCGAAAAAGGACTCGGGTTCTTTCCTTGGATGCCTTTTGCCGAATTGGATGGATTCGTTCTTCCAAAGAGTGAAATTCGTTACACTTTGGAACTCAAGAGTGAGTTGAGAAACGAGTATGCCAATGCATTCAGTAAGTTGGTCACTCCTGATTCAAGCTTGAAGTTGGTTCAGTGATAAAATAAACAATATAACACGAATTAAAAATCCCGCCGGCGGGATTTTTTTATGCTAATTTTAGTTGTTATTGAAATTTATATTATATTTTTCATATCTGATCCCAATTTTTGGTAATGGTCATAGTGACTCCAAGGAAACAATGCTACTTATTTTTTGATAACAGTTTATTTTAGATTCGTGAATACAAATACAATCATCCCTATAAGATGGTGTTATTATTCTAAAAATATTGTAGTTTAATTTTTTTAAAAAATTCAGAATGTCATCGGAGTTTAAATTGTATCTTTTTAGTTGATGGTTTTCTATTTCTATGAATATATGGGGAACATGTTTTCGTAAAGTTTTTTCACCTCCCATCATAGCATATAATTCATATCCCTGAATATCTAGTTTTATAAAATCAACTCTTTCAAAATTTAGGTCGTCCAACGACATAGTTTTTGTTTTTTCTCCACCCACACCGATCCCAGTATCTCCAATATTTACCCAGCTGCTTTCGTAATTTACTGGGTTTAAATTTACTACTTTTTCGGAGATAACATCAATGGCATTGTTATACGCTTCATAGTTTTTTATTCCATTCAAGTCCAAATTTTTGATTAATTGTTCATAAATTATTTTTTGTGGTTCAAAACAAAAAAGTTTACCATGTTCCCCTATTATTTTTCCTAATATTACAGAATTGTATCCAAAATTAGCTCCGCAGTCTATTACCCAATCGTCTTTTTTTACTAAATTTTTCACTGTGGATATAAAATGTTCTTCCCAAGAACCATTTTTTATTATGTGTTGTGCTATAGCATCATTTGGATAAACAAAAAAAATTCCATGTTTTGTTGATATTTTACTCAATTCGTACTTCATTGTTGTCCTTTTTAGAGAAATACTCGGCTAAAGATTTGCATGACATTTTCAGGAGAAAACTTGTTTACTATGTTTGCGTAGTTTTCTTTTATAAAATTTTTATTTTTCAGTGTGTTCATTTTCTCCAATACTTCTTCTTTGTTTTTGTAGAGAAGACCCGTGTCTTTCAATAATTCAACGTGGTGTTGATCCTGACCACCAGACCACGCAAGAACAGGTTTACCACCATAAAGAAATTCACATATTGCTAGACCAAAGGATTCCCCCATTAGTCTAGCATGAATCATAGCATCTGAAGATTCTATCACATTGGATTTAAATTGCATATCTGAAAACCCCTCGAAAAATTTTATTCTTGGGTGATCGCAAAACGGTATTGTGTTGAAAAAAATAAACCAAACGGAATCTTCTTTTTCTGCATATTCCACTATCGCTTCTTTCACGAAAGGTATGTTGAATTCCGATTCTCCCCCATAACGAGCGAATACAAAGGAATCTTCGGGTATCCCCAATTCTTTTCTTATGTTTTTTGTTGGTTTGGGTAGGTTTACGATGTGGGGAACGAAGGGAGTTTTTCCGTCTGTCATTTTTTTGGACAACCAATCGGAAACATAGGCGTACACTTCTCCGTGGGGTTGATATTCTTGGAAAACTGCATGTACTAAATTTTTGGAGTAAGTTGTTAATTTTCCATCATGGTTCCCGCTTTTTATAAAATAAGTAGCATCTATTTTTTCTTTTTTGCAAATAGTGTCTATTTCTGAAAAATTACTATAAGAAAAAATTTTGTTTGGAAATCTATCGGTAAGTTTTTGTAAAACTTTTTCACTGTTAGACGAAGATTTATTGTTAAAAATTATATAACTTTCGTTGTTCAATATAGTTTCATTGAAATGTGCATAATCAAAAAGAGAAACCGTGGTTCCCCTTAGAGACAGATAGTTGTCGTGGAATAATATTTTCATGTAATTTATTTCAATAAAATTAAATTTTCGTGTGTTCTTTGAACTATTTTATATCCAAAATTTTGTAGATAGGAGTGTTCTTTTTCTATATTTTTACCAACTTCAACACAAAGACATTTAATATTGTATCTGTTGAAATCAATCGACATTACTATGTCTGAAGAAATTCCTTCTGCGTCTATGGATAGAAAATCTATTCTATTCCATTTTTCAACAACTCTTTCCAATATTACATCTATCTCTATTCCAGTGGTTAGTATTTTTTTATACGGTGGGTTATTCCAACGATTCCCTTCTTTGACATAATCGTTTTCACTAAATTCTTTTGATGTGGTGCTTATCAAAGACATTTCCGATTCATAAAATTTTATTATTTTAAATTTATTTTTTTCTTCTTCGGAATTGGGTAAAATCGCACAATTTAACAAGTCTACATTTTTATTATTTCCGTGTAATGTAACAATTTTAGAGAAAGCTATTGGAGACGGTTCAACTAAAAAGGCTCTCCACCCCCTCTCTATTAACAGAAGAGAATTACTCGCTATTTTTCCGTCAAAAGCACCAATTTCTATGAGGACTCCTTCTTTGGGTAATATTTTTATCAAATTGTCATCTTCATTATTTTGCGAATACATTTATTTCTCCTAAGATAAATTTCATTCTGTTCAAATATGTATGTTCTTTTTTGACTCTTTCTAGACCAGCTTTTTCAATTTCTATCCTTTTGTTTGGGTTGTTTAGGTAGTATATTATCTTCTCATCTAATTCTTCTAAACTGTCATAAGTTTCTATTTCTTTTCCTATTTCGAAAAGTTTATCTAGATTTGGAGTTTTATTCGTAAGTAGCATAGTGCCACATCCAGTTGTTTCAAAAGTTCTATAGTTTATATCATCAGATATGTTTTTATTAAAATGAATTTTGTAGGAGTTTATAGCTTCTACCATATCGTCTCCTATAACAAATATATCTTTTTTTATACTAAACTTTTCCAAATATTTTAATATGTCACCTCTATTGACTATGTTTCCACAAAAACCCAAATCAACAGTTTTTTCTTTGTTTAGTGGACGGATTATTTCATCGCAGTGTGAATTTGGAAACCAAAAACACTTATCCACTAGGTCTTTGAAGTGGGGCAAATATTGTTCTGATGAATTTAGTAGAATATTTATTCCCAATGCTTCACACATTTTTTGGTGTTGCTTTAAAACACAATGACTATCTATACTCCAAAATATTTTTAATTTTTTACTCGACTTAATTTTTTCCATTGGAAGCCAACCGGAATCATAATTTTCTATTATGAAAATAATATCTGCCCATTTTTCAAAATATTCAAATGGGGTGTGGAAGGATGGATAATTCAATCCCCACACCATTGATTTTATTCCTTCTATTTTAGAAAGAGCTCTTTGAATACAAAGGGACTCTCTATATTCTTTGTTTTTTTCATTTCTAGCGGCTTCTTGTATTATGAGTACATTCATTTTATTCTTCCATTTAAAAAAGATGGGAATCTAGTCCAATTTTTTCTTTATAATGTTTTGATATAGATTTCCAAAAAACCAGAATAAGCTGGGTTGTCATCACAAGTAAATATCACTTTATCTATGATCATAAAAATTCTTT